ACGGGAACTGACCTTTCTCCTTGGAAACCTTTTGTTAAGAAGTTTTGACAACTTCTCGATCGGAATCCTGGGGTAGGTAAGAATAAAGACGTTTCCTTCAAGAAGTTCCATTTCTCCCTTAAAGCTGGGCCTTCTGGTCCAGCCCTACTCACAGCGCTGAGCGATCTCGTCTCCCTTCCGGAGACTCTGAAGACTCAACTCTGTGTGATTGGGGGAGATCTCCTCCGTCGTAAGATGGAGGGGATCATGCGGGAGCTCCCCCTCCTCGAGCGGTTCAATCGTGGAAGTTTTACACTTCAACGTGGTCCGGTGAGGAGGCTTGTGGGGATCCCCGATCTGGAGGGAAAGACGAGGGTGATCGCTATTCTCGACTATTGGTCGCAGACAGCTCTTCGCCCTCTTCATGACTTCCTTTTCAGGGTCCTAAGAACTATCCCGCAGGATAGAACTTTCTCTCAGGGGAGGTTCAAGGACTTTGTATCGTCGTGAGGAGAAGTTATTCTCTACTCGATTGATCTTACTGCTGCCACCGACCGTTTTCCGGTTTCGGTGATTTCAGATGTCCTTGAGCATAAGTTCGGTACTGAGTTCTCCACTGCTTGAAAGAGTGTGATGGTGGACTATCCCTTCATTGGTCCCGACAAGAAGAGCGAATATCGCTATTCTGTTGGAAATCCGATGGGGGCTAATTCCTCCTGATCCTCCTTCACCCTCACTCACCATTTCGTAATGTTTTGGTGTTGTGAGGAGCTGGGACTCACCTGGAAGTCCGCTCGGTACGTCATCCTTGGTGATGACGTCCTGATTGGAGACTCACTCCTTGCCGCTCTTTACCAGAGTAAACTCGCCCTCCTCGGAGTGGAAATCTCTAAGTCGAAGTCGTATGTGTCTCCGCACATGTGCGAGTTCGCTAAGAGGTATCTCTTCGAGGGGGACGAGGTCACACCTTTTCCAATCTCGTCCGTCACCGGGAATCTGGGAGACGTTAGTCTCCTGGTTGCCTCAATGATGGGTGAAGAAAGGAAAGGTTATCGACCTTCATCTGGTATCCCTGGGGCTGTCGAGACCCTCTCACTGGCAATTGGCCGATCATCCCGCATTGCGAGGTGACTGAAGTCTAAAGCCAGTGTAGCCGAGCTCACGACACTTTTCATCCAAGGACACGTG